GTTCAGAAAATTGTGCGAGATATTCATCGCTGACGTCTCCGATTAGCCTGAAATGTTTCAGCTTGTAGGTGTGCCCGGTCTGCTCGCGTATCGCTTCAGCGAACGGGATCATCTGGTGCACCCGTGCCAGGTCGGCCGCAACCAGCGGCCACCCCGTATCTTCGCCGACCAATTCCACAACGATCATGCCCTCGTCGCCGGTATCTCCCGTGGTGATAAAGGCGAATAGCTCGTCGACTATAGTTCCCATCCCTGCTCCCTGAGTTCTGCGAGAAATTCTTCGCAGGTGATCCGCAGATTCTTGACCTCTTCCGGCGGAATTCGTAACGAGTAGCCGCGCCATTTATTGAAGATCCCGATGCTGAGGTAGGTCTCTTCTTTTTTGTGGACCTGGTAACCCGTGCCGCCACCTTCGGCCTCAAGATGCCAGTGACATTTTGGTTCTCCAGCAGTGGCTCGTATGAATAGCTTCACCAGTTGCTCCGGTTCAGGACCTGCTGGCCCTCGTACGTCAGCGTGTACTGGATCCAGTTCATGCAGGCGACCTTGTTGCCTCGGCCGACTGGCTGATCGATGAGCGCTCGGCGAACCAGCTGCTTCATCCAGGCCGGCGGGATTTTCTGACAGTGACCTGTCTTGGTCATGAGCGCGCCGGCACTGCCGGGCTTGACCGTGAACAGCATGCTCCCAGGTTTCGACAGGATAGAGAGCACCGCATATAGCGGCGCCTCAAGTGGCTTCTCCGGCCCGATATCGATGGGTCCTGGAGTCGGGTCATCCACGCTGGCTCCGCTTCACCGGCAGCAGCGCCTTGGCGTGCATCTCTTTGATCCAGGTGATCACCTCCGGATCCTCGAGCAGCGCCTGCGCGGCCTTAAGATCTGTGTGAATGTCGGTCTCGATGTACTCCTCGAGATGGACGATGATCGAGCCGAGCTTCATGAGCAGGCCTTGGTTAGGCTTCATTGGTGTGGACATTGTTTTTCTCCTGTTAGATTAGCCATCAGTACGGCGCACTCCATTTCGTAATGTTTCGCGATGCATGCTGCCAATCGTCCGGATCCGCGTCCTTGATTTCTTTGAGCATGTCTTCCAATTTAATCGGCTCGCTGATGGCAAATAATTCGTTGCCGAAAGCGACCTGGATTTCAAGCTCTCCATCTTCCAATGTGAGAGAGATGCCAGCATCGGAGTGTGATTCAGGCATGAGCAATTCGCGCAGCACGCAGGTTTTTATCTCTGCGATTATTGATGTGATGATTTCGTCAGCCTTCGGCAAGCTCCAGTTAGATGGGTAATCTTGATACCCTTCCGCCTTCAGATACTCCGCAATCTCTTCGTGCATTGCGTCGGCCTCGATGTATTTTCTTGGCCGCTTGCGTGGCGGGATGTATTCATCGTTCATTGGAATTCTCCAGTTTGTGGCTTTGAACGCTCATCGTTATGGCTTTGCGGTATGTATTCAAGACAGTGAACTGCAGGGTTTCCTGACCTAAAATGGAATGTCGTCATCGAAGTCTTCTTCGGATGCGCCAGGATCGTCGTGATCCCTCGGCGGTGGCGGCTCCCTGTCATCTGCGTCCGTGCGTGACTGTGGCGGCATGCCGTCCTGGTCTCGATCAGCTGCGTGCGGTGGCCGATCGCCGCCCTTCTTCTCAACGAACTCGAAGCGATCGATCACGATGTCGGTCGTGTACCTGGTGACGCCATCCTTTTCGTAGCTGCCATATTTCAGCCGGCCCTCGATCAGGATCTTGCGGCCTTTTGTGAAGTGGTTCTGGATAGTCTCGGCTTGCTTGCCATAGGCAACGCATCGATGCCAGGACGTCTCGTCTTTAGTCTCGCCCGTCTGCTTGTCTTTCCAGCTGCGGTTCGTGGCAACGCTGATCTGGGTGAGCGCTGTTCCGCTCGGCATGTATCGCGTGTCAGGATCCTGGCCGAGGTTGCCCATGATGATTACTTTGTTCATGGCTGTACGGTCTCCTCCTCCGGAAACGGAATATCTATTTTCGCCATATCTTCGTTGATGCCGGCATGGAACAGGTGCAGTTCGTGATCACCCTGAGGCGTCGGCACCCTGGCGCTCGAGACGTACTTGATGTCGGCGTCCATCATCGGAAAGTCTTCGCCTGTGTTGACCATGACAAATTCGTGAGTCTCTTCCTGCTCGGTCTCGATGATCAGGCACCAGACAAAGACGGCGATATTCATTCGCTGCTGGCTCTGCCCTACGATGATCCCAGAATCTTTGAACACCTGAGCATCGAACTCCAGACAGTCGACCAGGTGACCTTTCACCCGGATGGCGAAGTGTTTCGAGTTCGGCACCGGTACCTTCAGCACTCGTAGCGCACCCTCGGTCATCTGACTGACAGCCTGGTCTCGCCCTTGTATGTCAGGCCGTGCCGAGTAATCGCTACGGACGTCGGCTGCTCCTCGTGAAACTGGCGGGCTAGTGCGTTCAGCTTCGACTGCGGGAACACCACCGAATCCTCAGGCAGGTGGCCGTCAGCGATTGCCTGGCAGGCATCCTTGATGCTATGCACGCTGCCGGTCCACACCTTGGTGGCAACGCTTGCAGCGCCTGTCAGTTCGCCCCGTCCGACCGCCGGCTTGGCCTCAGCCTCGGGGACCTCGGACGCCATGTTAAGGATTGCCTCCGAGGTTGCGGCATCGCCGGCTTCCTCGGCCTCCTCGGCGGCAGCGAGAGCCTCTTCCTCCTGTTCCTTTCGTTGTTGTTCTTGTAGCTCTCGCTGCTTTTTCTCTTCGACGTTGTGCCAGATCGTCATCTTTCCTTTGACCTGGTCGTCGGCCATGTCGAGTACGTCGCGGACCTTTTTGAATTCGGAATTGATAGAGCGCACCCGTTTGCCGTACGGATCCACAAGCTCTTTGCGCTGGTCCTCGAGGCGCTTCCTGATTCCGGACACGACCTTTCGGAAGTCGGTTCCGTTCTCGTAATCTTTTCGCTCTGTGATTTCTGCTCGGCCTGCCTGCTCGAGCAGGTCATTCGCTTTCTCCAGACCCTGCGTTACTGTCACCGCCAGGGAGGCTGTCGACACAATCAATTCTTGGCTCATTTTTATAATTCCTCATTCGATATTTCCAATGGACATAGGCCTCTGTGTTCTTAGCTTCCGTGTCGATTCTGTTGGCGTGAAATGCCGCTTCCTGCGCGATGGTCATCGGCCTGAGATTCTTAAAATAACTGAGGGACTCCCTCCGCGCTTTGGACGACGGTGTGCTGGAACCTGGTCCCTGCTTTGAGATGCTCATTGAACGCTCCCGCCTTCGATCTGAATCGCGCAATCCATTCCTCGCTGCGTTGTTGCAGCAGCGTGTGGAGGCGCTGTTTCTCAATCGGGTGTCGCGGATCGTAGCTCACGAATATCAGCATGTCCTGTTCGGGTGAGCACTCCAGCTGTAGCTGAGTCTGGTCGACGTGCCACTTGCCCATGCCGTAGCGGACGGTCTTCGCGTGATTGCCTTCCTTGCCTGGACATTTGATCTCGCCTACCCAGTTCTCGGTGGTATCGATGAAGTCGATCGAGACTCCGAAGCAGGGAAATTCTGGGTGCTCTTTGAATCCTGGCGAGTAGATGATGTCGGAGTTTGTAATCATCTGGTAGGTCCTGGCGGCCTCGAGTTCGTGAGCGGATCCCCAACGCATGTACTCGTTGGCATTGCCCTGTTCTGTCTCGAAGGCGAGCTTGATCTCCTCAGTCGACCAGGTAAGCTCGTCGGCCATTTCATCGAGCAATCGATTCAGTTCGTGCGGGTTGCCGAGGTTGGCTATGTATCTGCTGATCCGATCGGACCCGGTCGCATGGCCGAGGCGCTCGGCATACCATTCGACGTTTCGTTGTTTGTCTTCCAGCGCACCGAATTTTTTAGCCATGCTTGTCTCTCCAGTGTTGACTGGCAGCTTGCCTGGTGTGGAACATTCGTTCGCAGCTTGGAGCGTTCTGGCAGGCAACCGTCTTCGGGGGTTGGTAGTTCACCGGCTGGCTGTCGTCTGGCTCCTCACCGCAAGCAGCGCATCGCACCGGATAGCCGGGAGGCTCGCCGCCAATGTTCATGAATTCACCGCAGCCCTCGCACATGGTTCCATCCAGCATCATCTCTGCGATCTCACCCATGCTTGCCTCCAACAACGATGACCACGCCATCCGCAGTTGAATGTGCATGCGTGATTGGCAGTGCATGGTGGACGCCATCGATCTCCTGGGTGACCTCCCTGACCCGCATTTCGCGAGAGATCAGTTCCTCGTAACGTCGCATGAATTGATCGTTGGATTCGCTGATTATGTTGGCAGCCCTGAGCATATCTTCAGCCGATGATCGCATGCTGCTCGCTGCTCGCGTGACGTCTTCCGCACCGATCAGGGTGATGAACTCCGCCATCATCTTTCCACGATATGGGTGATACGACGCAGGCCTAGCTTGAGTAGAATCGCATCGCCCGGGTTAGTCTTACGGCCATCCAGCAGCGAATACATATACTTTGGATTGATCCCAATTCGTAGCGCCGCCTGTCTGGCATTGCCGAATCTCTTGATAAGCGCTTTTACGTGACGGCGGATCAGCGCCTGTTCTTTTTGTGTTGGCTGTTTGAAATTGCTTGCATATCTCATTCTCGTTTCCCCATTAAGGCGGCCTTTGATTCGTACGTGGACGCGATGTCTGTAAGCTCTTTGAGGGTGAGGTCGTAGTCGCTGGCAAATACATGGGTGCCAGACTCGGCCGTCTTCAGATCGTAGTGAGCCACGGCCTGCAGCAGCAAGTCATGGCATTCTTTGAACTTGGCAATCGGAAGCTCTTCCATCACCCGGCATTCGAACTTGTCATACACGCGGGCCACTCGCATGTGCGCTCGCTTGCACAACACGCGCAGCTGGTTGGCCTGGTCTTTGTCGACAAGCTCGACTGCCTCGCCGACGATCGGTGACTCGTCCGGCTCCTTGTACGTCTCCGCGACATTGGATAGATGGATGGCGCGGTCGAGTCGTTCGTTGCCACCGGGCCACTGTTTCCGGCCGCGCTTGATGGCGGTCTTGACGCACATTTCCTGGAAGTCGGTGGTCCACGGGCCGCTCGGTTTTTTGCTCTTGTCCCGTGGGTTGAAAGCCTCGGACTTGGATGCCGCTTTCATGATGTCGTCGATCGGCATCCAGGTCACGTGGGGAACTGGCGCGTGCTTGACGTAGGCGATGCAGTAGGCGCCGATGATATCGCCCAGATCCTCGAGCTTCATCAGCGGGTCTGTGTTGTGGAGCACCATCGGGTTGGTGCCACGGGTGATCTTGAAATTACCGAGCCGCTCTTCTTCCTCGTACACCGCGGCTGCCTGGACCAGGGAAACGAGGCCGCCGTCTGTCGCGAGCTTGATCAGTCCTCGATATCCCGGATCGAAGCAACAGATCACAT